AACGCTGGTCAGAACGTGTATCAGGGAGATGCATACGACTGTGAAAACTATGCAATTGAGTTGCTTAACACCTTCCAGAACCGAACGGCGGTCAACAGCGTGGGGCTGGTCTATGACGGTAGTAGTGGGCACGCCTACAACATTGCCGTCTACGATGGCGTCGATGGGTTGCGTGCAACGCTGATCGAGCCGAACTTTTTCTCGATGAATGGTGGGGAAGTGCAAGCCAATGGCAATGAATACACACCCAAGCAGTCCACGGTGTTTCTGTAATGGGTAGCGGACGAAACTTTGAGCTATCGCTGAAGAACAACATTATCGAGAACACCAACGAAACTGTTGATGCCTTCAGGCCAGATTACAGCGGCAACAGCAAACACACCGTCGCTGACGTGGTTGTCGTCCACGAAAGCGGCCACAAACTGCACCCCATCTACATCGAGGCGAAGAAACGGCAAGCGAAAAAGGGGAATCGTGCTACGGTGATGGCTGGTTCCTCGAAAGGGCAAAGCGGCATCGAAGAACTGTGGGAACTGATTGAGGGGGTACCCGAGTGGGGTGAGGCAACCGTGTTGGTGAAGTTTGACCATAAGGAAGCCATACTGATCACTGCGGACGGTTTGCTGGAGGTACTGAACCACAGTTCGATGAAACCATTGGGTGCTACTGAACCACGATTAACTGATGGTGGTAATATTTCGATGCGAAAGGCCGACGAGATTCCATCACAGCGAAGTGGTCGAGAGCCGTGGCAGGTTGTGTGCGATTACTGTAATATTGAATACAAATGACCTGAAAAAAGTGAGAAATATGAATAATACCGACAAAGATAAAGTGTCTGTTAAAGATAAAGAGAAAAAATGTGTAGATAAGGACGCTGACGACGATGTAAGCGGCTTCTCACTTGATGATGGGCTAACCCACTGCCCCGAGTGTAAAACGGAACTGCGGCCCGCTCACGTCGTTCTGACGCAACAGCAGTTCAACGACAACCGTTGTAACGTGGCGGTCCAGATCGGATGTGATTGCACCGAATCCCAAATTCAGTTTGGTGTCAATACTGTTGAAAAAAGTACACTCCCCGAGGTGTGGCGAGATGGCTGAAGAAAATCTAAAGTGCGATGATTGCGGAAATACATTAACAAGGTTATCATCAATTGGTGGAGATGTGTGCAAAAATTGTAATATATTGTATGCACCATACGGATTTCGTACTAATTGGGAGATTCGTTAATGGCTAAAGCAAACCATTACTGTGCTGAATGCGACACCCACTTTCGGGCAACCGTTGAGCAGCACGCCAATACGTACCACAACGGTGGGGTTTTTCGTGGTATTACGGATGGTAATTGGCGTGATTGGGAGCGAAAACAGCAGTACCGTTACTGACCGAAATCAAAGTCGCCATCGGCGGCGAGCCATAGTACGGTAACGACAGCCGCCATCAAATACATTGCGAGAACAACGTGCAGTTCCTCGTTGGCGAAGGCGTAGTACGCAGTTGATTCTGCCCCTTTGCCGATGAACAACAGCGGGAAGAACGGATGGTTGACGAGCTTTTCTTGTAGCTGCTTCGTCGTGTTCTTAATCTTCATAGATTATGTCCTGATTCGATTTGCGGTTTGAATCGTGAAGTTTTTGATTTTCATAAATCAAACCCCGATTCGATTTGCGGTTTGAATTGTGAGGTTTTTGATTTTCATAAATTACATACAGAACCGTTACTCGTAGTCGTGGCGGGACTGCGGAATTGCGCCAACAAACCGCACTCGGTCGTGGCCGTAAAACCCCGATTGCTCACTACGGGTGTTCCAAAAGGTAACCCACCTCCGTTCTGCTAACAGCGTCGTGCCATCGTCACTATCGGTTTCGGCTGCGGAGGGGGCGTGACCACACTCGGCACACATCTTATCGTTCTCGTACTCGACGTAAGTGCCGCCACACCCATCAAGGTAGCATTCAAGCGGTTCCTCTTCGTCGTGATCGTAAAACTCTCGTGCAGTATCCAGATCCATTAGTGATCAGGTTCCTCGACGGCTTCAACATCAATTTCTGTGTGGAACTGTTCACACAGATCCGCAAACGTGTTCCACGATTCTTCGATTGATTCATTCCAATACGAGTCCGAGTACAGCGGCCCGTACCGTTCGTTCGAGTGCAGTGTGAAACTGCCGCTATCTGGGTGAATCCGCCATACTTCCGTCCGATCAACGGTATCGACGGGAATCGAATCGTCGTTCTCGACGGCTTTGGCGTAGGCTGCTGCTTGGATCTTGTTCTTGTCTCTATTGGACGACGATGTTTTCAAATCACAGATTGCCACGTCACCATTCGTGTGTTTGATCACCAGATCCGCTTGACCGCCGAAGCCGTACTCGTGATCAAGAAGGTAGCGTTCGACGGCAACTGTGTCGGGACCACCGAGGGCGTCCCAAATTGATTCAAACTCCGTCACGAAATATTCAATGTCTTCATCAATAAGTGACCAAATGGCTTCGCGGTAGTATGTGGAATTGTGGTACGGTTCGTATAGTGCGTAGAAATCGGCGTAGTTCTCGATGGTTCCTCGGTCCTTCAAGACACTGTACAGCACTTCACGGGGGCTATCGTCGGCTACTTCGTCTTCATTCTGGTGATACAACTCGAACCGTGACTGCCGTTCGTCGTCACCGTATTCGAGCAGCGGGTCAATCGTTGAAAGGGCGTGCCAGTGGCATAGTGTTCCACGGTGCCTTTTGTACCAGAATAAATGTTGCCATTTGGGGTTTGTTCCAACGCCATCATTTTGCGAACGCCAATTGTCGAGTCCAGATGTGTCTTGGTCACGAAGTTTTAGAATTGTCGTGACTGACGGTTCTTTTTTGCCGTCGTTGTAGTATCGATTATCCGTGTCTGGATCGGTCCACCGATTTGGGGTATCCATTTATGTATTGTATGAACTGTAGGAACTTAAATGTGTTGGTTATGAGATACTGTTTTCATTCCCACGAAGATACCAATCTGATCCATCGGAAACAAATAATGCTGGTTCTGTTGAATCGTATGTGACCGAGGCCGCTGCAACTGACTGTCCGATAATTGTTCCAGATGGTGTTGTAATCGTTAGTGACTGTCCAAAGTCACGAACCATTACCGCGTCATTTGCTGACGGAGACGGAAGATCAATTTGAGACCCGTCTGTAATAACAAATTCGTCATAGGATGCACTATATGGACTGGTCGTTGTGTACGTTACGTCAAACGGGTTCGGTTCGCCTTGGGCGATTTGTTGCCACGTAACCATTATTCTATATTAGTATGTATTATGAGATGTTAGACTTAGACAGCGACTATATCCATCCCTTATCACTCAGGAACGACCGCACGTCAGAGCGAGTCTGTGAGTCGTGGCCTGCATCGTATACCAGCACTCGACCCAGTCTACCGTCCCATCTGCGAGTGTCGTCCCGACGCTGTCCGAGGATGAACCCGTCTAAATCCACGGATCCAATATCGACGCTCGACAATTCCTCGGATCCATCGGCCTCAATAACGCTGTCTTGTCCGTCCCACACGGAGACTATATCATTGTAGTTAGGCGTATTCTGTCCGAAGGTGTGTTGGTTCGTTCCGCGAAACTTCCAGTCGTTCTTGCCTGACCGTCCGTCCCAGATGATCTCGTTATCTGTCTCTGCGTTCATCAGCGCGAACTCTCCCGTTCCCGTCCCTGAGTCGTTCTGAAAAACGAAATAAATGGTATACGGCTGAGAAAGCGTCCCGAAATTCGTTGATGATCCGACATAGAAGTCTCCACTCCCATCTAAGTCGATGCCGTTGTTCGATCCAAAAACATCGGACTGGAGGGTAGGATCGCCATTGGCAGTCAGGTCCGATGCAGTACCAGCCTGATCTACGAAGGGGGTTGGGCCGCATTGTTTTGCAGGGTTATAATCCGCATACAAGTTCTGGGCGTCGGGTATAGATACGGCGTTATCTAAATCATTTGCTATATACCAATTACTCCCATCTGAAATGAACACAACTTCATCTTCATTTCCATTATTAGTATTAAGCGTTGATCGCTGTTCGACTTGTGCAGACCCACCATCAACAGTGACGAAAGAATTTCCAATTTCTGAAACAGCGACAGCCGCACCTTGCTGTGGTGACGGCAACGTTACTGTTCCACCGTCAGAAATAACGTGATCGCCATACGAGGCCGTATATGTCCCATCATCACGGATAATATTCCACGGATTTGTACTCCCACCGCTTAGTTGAACCCAATTACTACCTGTCATACTTAATCAATTTGAACGTATAGTGTGTCTTCGGACTGCACAAATGCGACAGCCCCTTCTGGAGCCGTTGGAAGTGATCCTGTATCGGTATAGCGAGCATTTTCAATATATGAATTGGCGGTGAGCGTAGACGCATTTCCGAGCGAATTATCACCCATATTGAGGGCACCAGACATTGTGTCACCGCTGTTTTCCACAAAGTCGTCGTTTACTTGAAGGTTGTTAGAACCATCATCAGCAAGATGCGTTCCAGCAAAATCAGACACGTCAACACTAACTGACGTACTCCCCCCGTCAAGACTGATTGAACCACCACCGTCGATGCCATCACCAGCAGTCAGATCCACCGAGTCTTGGTCAGTAAGTAGCTTGCGGTAGGCACCGTTCTGTCGTACTTTCGACCTGTTTTCGGTTGCGTCGTGCCAAATGTCTCCAGTTAGTGGGTTATCGGGCTGATCTGCGGCACGGTACTGTTGTGTCAGTCGCCGCCCAACGTTCCGTATTTCACTAATGGTGTCGTTTGGTTCAACATCCACTTCGGCAATCTTGAACCGATCTGCGGCGACTGATGTGGTACCTTCCGTTGTGCCAACGGTGCCGTTTTGATTCACCCACACACTGTCGGTGCGAGTTGTCCCACTTCCATTTGTAGAAAGTGTAAGCGTCGTGTCACTTGTCGAACCAGTCTGTTGTCCCGAAACGTATGCCCCATCGTTGGAGGCGGTAACGTCAACTTCACGGGAATTAGTCCCCGTCGAAGCAGACAGTCCGTTGTCGAGGATAATGTCGTTTACAATATCTGCAACTCGCTCAGTAATGCCGTCGATCAGATTGCCTTTTTCAGTTCGGGTCGTATTCCACAGTGCATCGAGGTGTTTTTCGTTAACTTGATCGCCACCCTCATAAAAGAATCCATCGGGGGGTAACTCTCCAGTTTCACCCCAACTGGGCCACGGGTTTGTGAGATCGCTCATTTGAAGTGTTCTACCGTAATAGTAGTCTACCGCTATGTGGATCGTTACAGCACGTCAGCAGACAGCGTGCCACCAGTCTCGATACTGTCTGAGGTAAGCCCCTGATCAGCATCATCAACTTCACCATCGACCTTGAGACGGAACGTCCCTTCTTCCTGAATCTGGACTGCGTGACCAGCGGGGACGCCATCGTCAAGGAGGTTAGCAAGGGTTTGATTCGTTAATCCAGCACTCTCCCAGACATTTGGTAATGCAGAAACAGTGACAACTGGTGAATTGGGTCCACGGAGGAGGCGGAAGTTGCCCATATTCGTATTCAGCAGGGTCGCAACAAATTCGGTGAAATTGTCGGTCGTCGGTTCGATTGTTGCGGCACGGAACCGCCCCTTGATGCGAGATCGATATGTATCATCACCCTCCCCAGTTTGTCGATCAACACCAACAAACTCCCCAATGCGGTCAAGTGCATTACCGCTTGCTGTATTGATGTGGTGTTGGTCGTAAATAACGGTTAACGAATCATCAACAGCGTCAAGCGACGACAGTAATGACCGTAGTACCGCACGATTATTGGAATCTTCTTGTACTGTGGCTGGTGAATCCCACGTATCAACGGCGTCAAATTCGTTCCTATTATCGGAATATTCGTGAACCATTATTGCTCAACCGTAGTAATCGTAATAGAGCCGTCAGTTGCGTCAGTTTGGGCAACCTCGTTGTCCGAAACCTCGATAACTTGAAGGCCATTAACAATAGTGTACGATGGCGTGGTTTCGACTGGGGCGTTATCGACGCTGTAGTCAAACCCGATAACACCGTTTTCAGTACCAACCACAATGTCACGCAGTTGCTCAATTACAACGTTTTCCGAAACGCCAAGTCCAAGCGTCGTTGCGCCATCAGATTCAACGCCACCGATGTACTGTACGATCTGGTCCCTAATTTCGGAATCACCAACATACGTATCATCAACGATCAAGTCAAGTGTTACGTCAATCTGTAGCTCTGCTGGTCGGGTGAATGAAATCTCCCACTCTTGTTCGTTCACCGACGAGACGACAGTTTCAGTCACCTCCGTTCCACGGGCACCACCGTAGTCTGTCGTTGTCACTGCCTTTGTCTCGTAGATAGCTTCCGCAATCGCACCATCGTCCCCACCAAAGACGACTGCTTCAAACGAGTACGGTGGGAGTCCACCACTACCAGTGTTGTCGCTGTCAGTTTTGTTTTCGTAGATTGTGACTGACGTAACCCCCTCGACGTTATTGACTAATTCACCAATCAGCGCATCAGCCGTGCCAGCACCACCTTCAGACACGGCTTCACGCGCACGTTCCCGCAGTTCCTCGTCAGTTTCTTCGTCGTCACCACTAACAAATCTGATGCCGTCAGTATCCTCGAAATCGGTGCTGCCAATCGGATAGCGGTTTGTCGAACTGTTGACACCAGCAATATTACTGGGGAGTGACGTAACGGAATTTGCGCCAACGTTGCCATTCCCCCCCGACTCGACGGCCCGCACATTTGCGGAGGCCGCAGACATTGCAGCATCGTCAAACTGTTTTACACCGTTGTTGTCCGACGACTTGAACCCAATTGGGCCGTCGAGATAGGTTGTATCGTTTGCAGTAAGGGTTGCTACTTCTGTTTCGGGATCAGTTGATTCATCAACAACGGAAACGGTGATGTCTCCAGTAGTGTCCCATTCGTGATCAATACGGAGATACTGTCCCGTGGGTGGGTCAAGCGACGTGGTATCCAGTTGTGTTACTGTGCCACCGTCACGTCGCTCTAATCGGACGTTGGTTGCGGCATCATCAACAACGACCTGATAGTGATCTTGTAACGTTTGGATTGCCCACGTCGATGTGGGTGCAGAATCCGCTGTAAGGCGCACATAGACGCTCCACGACGATCCACGAGTTATTACGTGGTTTGGGTTGTATAGATGTGCATCGTCAACAGCAGCCAACTCAAGCGCATACAAACCATTATGTACGTTCGATGATACAATAGACCCGTTGGTAACGTCACCGTCGTAATCGTTCAGCGTATCGGTCTGCTCAAAGTCGTCAAATAACTGGATAACTGTCCGCTCAGTTGTCTCAAACTCAATGGGGTTAGTTCCGTCTGTCTGTATCGTTGTCCCACGCTGAATAACTCGGTTAGCGGTTGTCGGATTACCAGCACTAAACCGTTGCACGCCAGTTGCGTTGGTTGCCGACCGTCGTGCAATACCAGCTAATGCGACAACTGCTTCAAGGTCTTCTCCCGTTGCGGTGTCGAGAAAGGCAGATTCATAGACTTCCTGTAGTGACTGCTCTTGATTGTTGGCAACGACTGTCGAAAAAACTTCGGCAAATGTCGTAAAGACGGATTCATCAGTGAGGTCAATATCCTCACCAAACTCCGCTTGTAGTTGCTGTTCAATAAGCGTCTGGACCTCGGTTTGGGATCGTGGGAAACTCATTTATTGCACCCCAATTGTGAGCCGTTGTACGTCATTTGACTGTGTTAGTGCATCAACAACAACGGAATTACTACCACGGTCATACTCGACAATATCAACACTAACGATGGTGTCGATGTCTTCAGCACCATCGAGGGCCGTCGCAATGGCGTTCTCTATTTCGGCAACGTTTTGTCCCGTCAGTCGCCCCCCAATAAATTGTTGAACATCATCAGCAACGTTTAAAAAGGCGTGTTGTTCCAGCCGCCTGTTGCCGTCCACAAGGGCAAGATCGTTTCCATCGGTGAGATGTGTGTCAGCAGTTGTGTTGAGGCCCAAATCAAACATTCTATTGTAATAGTAGTCTGGAGTACATCAGATACCGTTTCGACGGATGTTGAACTCGGTTGCTGCACGATCACTCGTAACGGTTCTATTACCACCCGAATCTTGTTCCAAATGTGCAGTCAACACGTCGTCGCTGTTGAGATATTTTTGTGTATCTACCTGAACAGATAGTGGTTGATTATTGGTACTTTGCTGTGTGGCACGTTTCCATTCACTCCCGTTTCGGAAAATGCCAAGCGTGTAGGCGTTGCCTTGCTTTGGGTCGGGGATTTCTACGGAACAACTGACAACGTGGGTTCCACTATCACGAACGACGAGGGCGTTCTGTGACGGATCAAATAGTGCTTCGGGGTCGTTGTTTGTGTCAGTTGTGTCGAACTGTAGCTGTTCGTAGGCACCGCTGTCTGGAACGGACTGGTCGCTCGACAGAAACGCCGTCCCAGACTGGTGGTCAATATCAACTGGCTGTTGGCCGTCCGTTGTGATCCGTATTGAGCCATCAGCAGCGACTTTGAACATTGACCCAGTGCCGTTGCCGACGATTCGATCACCAGCCTCGAAATCAGGCACATTAATCTCGTTTTTCAATAACCGATCAGCGGAATACCAGTGTCCGATAATGATGGGGGCACCACTTTCTCCAAAGATCACCATTACATCGGTGTTTTCTTTCGGGAGTGCCACATCACCGTAGGCTGGTGTTAGTACGGGGAGTGTCTCTTGGCCACCGCTTTGATACAGTTTGACGGTGGCAAAGTGGACGTTTCCTTCTTGGCGGTCTTTGACATCAATTACACGGGCTTTTTGATATGCCTGTGGTGAAATGCTTTTTATTTCAGAATCATCCAACTCGTATGGGTTTTGGGTTTGTCGTTTCATTGTGCTTGTTTGTATTCCCCCGTTACGGTCCAATCGTCGCTATCGATATTGCCATTCACAGCGGCGTGGACACCCAATTCAGTTGTGTACGGCTCACCAGACGTTCGTTTATGATACACTTCATTTACCTCATACGTAATCGGGATCGCATCAACAGATTCACCAGCACACGACGGTACTGTCCGAATGTAATCCCTCGGGAGGACAAAGGGGTCGCCACGGAGTGTTATCGATCCTTCCGTCGTTTCTCGCAAATGTTTCATAAATTCATCAAGGGCATATTTTATTGTGTCGTCAATCGCAGATGTTGGTACTTCCACGTTTGTTGGTCCCAGTTCGTTATTGCCAGCACGTTTGTACAGTGGCTCGTAGCGGAGTTTAACTGATGGGTATGTGGTTGTATATGGGGTGTTGACACCAGAACTTTCGATTAGCGATATGATTGCATCATTTGCCCGCCGCTCTCCACTAACATCATCAAGCGGGCCATCAAAATCGTCGCTTGTGTATGATGCTTCCCCATTAACACGAATCGTGTTGATTGGTTTGATGTCGATTAGTGCGTTATTTTCAGTCGTTTCAACGGTGAACTGATCTTCGGAATCAATTAGTGACGTGTCGGTGAACAGGCGACTGTAGTTCGTACTGCTGATATTAGTCCGAAACTCAAGTACGACGCCATCGTCTTGGGGACGGAAATACCATTGGGCATCAAGGAATCGCGCTACGGTGTTGTACACATCCACCATATTATTCCTGTTGCGGACAAACGATTGCCTTCCTTTGACGTTATTTTCAGTATCATTTCCAAATACGCCAAAGGATGCTCGTTGCAGTACATCTTCAACTGCGCCAGCAAAGAGTCCATCATCATCGGCAGGAACACCTAACTGTCTCTGTGTAAGTTGACTTTTATTCGGTGCAGAAATTCCGTTTAGTGGAATAGGGGTTGCATTATTGACACCGACCGCATTATCAGTATCATCTGTTCCATTCGCAATAAAGTCAAAAAGTGTCCCGACCGTTGGCTTTGAGAATACTTTTCCAACAGGGATGCGACGAATCAGATCAGCGGTGTCGTAGATCCAAAACTTTCGTGCAATAGACGACTCTGCTGGTCCGTATGAGCCGATATATCCGAAATGGGAAATTGTATATTCGTCTATTTGGCTGTCATAGAAATAGACACGGGCCAACGGAAATGCACCACCGAACTGGAGATCAGATTCTTCAATATTTGGTGCAATTTCTTCTGAAACGGCATCAATATTCTGTCCTAACAGAAAATCTAATGACGTTACTTCTTCTTGTGCATCACTTACAAATAGCCCACCGCCAAAAACATCAGTATTTTCTTCTGTAAATGCATATTTTATATCTTCTGGTGATGGTTCAAAGTTATTTATTGCTGTAATTTTGGCACTCCGATTTATCATTGCGGGTCCATTACTATTTACCCACATTTCGACCGATGTAAGCGGAATACGTATCCAATCTCTATCAGTAAATAACGACGGTGTTTCAATATCAACAACTGCCTTCGGTTCGTTGCTTGTTGAGTCACAGTCGGTGAAATCAATCACACCGCCAGTTGGCAGTGCCATTATTCTGCCTCCAGTTGTAGCTGCACGTCGTAGGCCCGATACTCTTTGCCGAAAATAATAATTGTGTTAATCTCCGACGTTAGACCTACTGTTGCCTTTTTGATAAATACTGAGTCGGCATTGGAGATACTAATGTCGTTAAAGAATTGTCCAGTGACACCCTGTTTCTGTTGAATGATGTCTTTCGTTTCGGTATCGACATAGACCTCCCACGTAAACGTCGTTTTCCCCTCACCGTCATCAGACACATATCGCTTGCCGCAGAGTGTGGTTTCTTCTGCCTTTTGTCTGTCCGACGTGTACTCCAGATTTTGTGTCACGATGGGATCAATAACGGAATCATCTGGATATTTAATACGGATGTTTTCTTCGGTGAACGTTCGTCGTTCCTCACGCCCGTCTTCATATTGGACGGTGATCGTTGTTTCTTCAGACATTATGCCGTATCTCCTTGTGTCCGCAGTTCACGCCAACTCAGATACTTTGCAGTTGATTCGGGGTCGTCAGCACCTTCAACGTTGTAGGTAACACTACGACCGCCGCTGCCACCAGACGGGCGACCACGGTTTCCAGACGGTCCAGACCCGCCCATTCCGATGTCGTAGCCACCAGTTCCCCGTGCAACGCGGTCGAATGACGCAACTGAATCAGACAGTTTGTCAACCTCACTACGAGCAGATGTGACTTTGGATGTAAAATCAAGAATCCACGCAGCAACTCCTAATCCAATTCCAAGTGTTAACAACCCAATAAGTCCAGCAACGGCGGAGTTAAGTAGCCACGTTGCTTGTGTCGCAACAAGTTGTTTAACAATAAATGATCCAATTGCAACAAGTGCGTCGGCAATTGCAGTTCCTGCAAGAACACTAATTGCGCCAGCAAGAATGAAGACAACAGTTGCGGCTGTTAAGATTGCTGCAATGAAAAGTCCCGTCGTTTCGGCACTAATGTTAAGCATACTAAGCACCCACCCGATTGCACCAATAGCGGTAAGCACAGCAGATGTGACCTTCACAAAGCCCACCGACATCCGCACAAGCACGGGGATCATCGCTGCTATCTGCTGCACAAGATTGCTGACTGCGGGCAATGCCTCTTGCGTTACTTGCACCGCAGTACGGACGATGTTATAGAAGTTCGCATCAATGAACCGTCCGATAGCCGCAAAGTCTTCACCGAACGCTTCTACGAGTCCCGCAGCAACTCGCAATGCATCAGGCAAAAAGCCCATCACGAACTGCCCGAAGCCCCGTGCTTCATCCGTCAACGCCATCAACGCATCACCAGTATTCGCAAGTGACTGGAAGAATGGGTCGAGGGCGTTGAGCGCATCACGGAACATCGGTTCGAGTTGTTCAGCAAGGGGGACAAATGCGTCGAGGAAATCTTGCTGAATGTTGTCCATCATTTCCTGAAGCCGTTCCGTATCGACTTCAGTTGTGCCATCAACGGTGAGTGCCCCAAGCAGTCCCAGTCCACCGATTGCCACAAGCGATGCGGCTGCCGCTGCCGCTGCCGCCGCAAGCGTCACGAACGTCGCAATCAGTGCGGGGATGGTGCCGATGAACGTCAAGAGCAGCGGCACAATGCGGGCAACAGCATTGTGGAGATCCGACATCGAGAGGTTCGTTAACTTGGAGTTTTCAGAAAGGTTTCCCATTGTCCGCGAGATGGTACGGAACTTTTCACCCAAATCAACGTCGGGACTCCGCAGACGCCGCAGCCCACGCAGCATCCGAGAAAACTGCGAGCGATCATCGTCGTCGTCACCATCATCACCATCGTCGTCGCTACCACGCCCCGTAATAAACGCAGTAAGATCCTCGTCAGCAATGGCGTCAACAAGCCCACGATAAACGCCATTCTTCACCGTTTCCTCCAACTGCGGCATCTCAAACCCGTGAACGTTTACCACATCTGCATCAACTGACATCGCCGCAATGTCGGTTGTGGCTCTATCGATAGACGGCTTTATTGTGCGTTTACCGAACTGTTCTGCATCAAATGAATCTGTGTCAACGTCAATATTGATGGAGTTTGCTTGCTCCCATCGCTCAATATTTGACGAAAGAATGGTAAGCTCGTCGGCAATACTATCGACATCCGTATTGACACCAACACCAGTTGTTCCACGTTCATCAACCCGCCGAATCTTGTCAGCAACGTCGCCAAGCGATTCTTCTAAGTTTTCTAATGAGGTAATCGCATCAGAAACGTTAACGGTGACAAGTACCTTCAGATCCTGAATTGGCATCGATTAGAACTGTCTCCCACTCCGCAGTTTATTGCCACTATTGACGCCACTCGGTTGGTGGTCTTTGGGGTCGTCTTCGTGGTAACTTTTTGCTAACATATA